GGGACCCGGCGCTTCCCGATGTATTGCCACCAGCGCCCCCGCCGGTTCCACCGACACCATTGCCACCGGTCGCGCCAGCTAGGCTACTGGCATTTGCACCCGCCGTTCCATTATTTGCACCGCCCCCGCCCGCCCCACCATTAACCCCGGATATTCCAGCACCGCCGGCAGCACCGACACCAGTTGGACCACCTGAACCACCACCACCGCCGCCTGGTGTCTGACCACCACCGCTGTTACCACCACCACCGCCAGCCTTACCTGTTCCTCCGGTCCCCCCGGTCCCGCCTACACCGCCAGTGACAAGGGTGCCGCTTGCACCATATATCGCGATAAGGGCTGTCGTATTGAAGAGGGTGGAGGTTGCCGAGCCGCCCGCTCCAATTTGAATTGGAATACTGGCGCCTGGCGTCAGCGTAACATTCGTTAGAATGCGGTATTCACCACCGCCGCCCCCGCCGCCAGAACCTACGCCAGATGAACCGTTCGAGCCCTTGCCACCCTCGCCTAGGGCTTCAATCGTGTTGGCAGAATTGTTCCAGTCGCTCGGAACAGTCCAGGAAGTACCGCTGGTGAGAAATATCTTTGTCATAAGGAGAGCGAGGCCGCTTTTTGTGTAGCGGCTTGCAACGTAAGCGTCGCCCATGGCTCGCCTAGAGCGGCTAATTGCTGAGGCGTCCAGACATTTATGACCGGCGCAGGCGGCACCGCGTTCATGACCGTGATGGCGGCATTCATCCGAAGCCCGACAATCGCATTCGCGGCCACTATCACAGGCTGGATAGCCGTCATCACGGCTGATGGCGAAACGGCAGGCGTGTATGATAACAGCAGCATATTGGCGCTGGTACAACCTGCCGGACTAAAGGAAGCGTCGCTTAGTTGCCCGTCATTATCCGGTATGACAATCATGTGCAGATTGCCGGTGGCAGTTTCTATGCTAACGCGCGCTTTTGTAGCCGCCATGTCTATTGCACCGCCGGCCGGGAGATTACGGTCAGTTCGCCGTTGTTGCGGTCAGGCTCGTAATCGAGACGGTCTGGCCGCTGGTGATTGATGTGCTGTTGAGGATGAGATCGGCGCTGGAAGTACCTACAGAACCGTCCACACCAGCCGTCCCGCCACTAGATGCGATCCGAAACCATGTCGCCGTGCTTGTGTTACCAGCCGTAGCACTTCCGATGGAATTCGCCGTCAAGACGCTGGGATGCGCTGACGATGAAGCCGGTGCAAACGGGCTACCGCAAGTATGGGTGGATAGAAGAACCTGCGCACCGACCGCAGTATCGGGACTCGCAGGCTGCGTACCATCATAGATTTTCAGGGTGCCTGCACTGCCGATGGCGGTGACGATAGCAGCCAATCGCGCCTGGTTAAGGACGATGCTGTACTTGATGTTCGCGGCCATATCCTAATTCCCCATTCTTCCGATGATTGGCGGCAAATCTCGCCCAGGCGCTGCGCTTGGATGATTACGCGCTTCCTCGCGAAGCTTTTGGGCCTCTGGAGACTCGATGCCATATTTCTGCTCCGCCGCAGTAACGTCTTCCAGAATATCAGCTAGCGTTCTCATTTGTGCCTCACGCGGGCCGACCACGACGGTCCCGAATACAAAATCGTGCCGTCGCCTAGATCAGTCTCAGTAACGTCTATGCCGTGACTATCGAGCAAGGTGGCATGGCCGTTCTTGATGTTCTCCCCTGCCTTCCCAATAGCGATCATATGATCCACCGGGCCTTGGGCTTCGGAGGTCTTTGGAATGTGATTTTTGGTCATAGCAAATATCCTCAGTGCATGGTTGGTTTTTTGATACGGACGCCGGTGGGCTTGTTCGTCTTCGGATCGCGCACAATCTCTTTCTCAGCCGTGACAGCCTTGTGAAGGTTGCCAAGATGCTGAGAATGGATGTTGCTGGCCTGGGCGAGATTATTCAAAGCCTGCGTATGCGCGTTAGCCGCCTGGGCATGCGCCTGTGCTCCCTGAGCATGAGCATGGGCCAGATTATTAAGGGCGCCAGCTATATCGGGCTTAGGCTGTGAGGCTTGCTGGCCAAGATGGCCGATCAAAGCGTCTAGCTTGCCGTGCAGTTCATTGTCTCTGAATGCGCTCATGGGGTCATTTATCCCTTGGTCTGCTTCTTGTTCCTCGGCCGATCCATCTGTTCCACCGGCTGTAATACGAGCGGTAACGATAGCCGTCTTCTGCTGAATATACGCCTTCTTGAGTTCCAGCATGGCCTCGGTCGAAACCTTCTCATGCTGTAACTGCATCTCAGCCTGTAGTTTTGCCTGTTCACGCTGGGCTTCCAAATCGTTTTCTTGCTTGGCCTGGGCGGCCTGCGCTTGCTGCTCGGCCTGCGCCACTTGGGCATCCAACTGGGCCTTTTGCTGTGCTAGCTGCATTTCCTGCTGAAGCTTTTGCTGGCCTAGTTGGGCATCCGCCTGCACCTTCATCATTTCAGGGTTGGGCTTGGGTTGAGGATTGGCAGCCTGCTTCTCAAGCTTTTGCATCGTGGAATTAAACGCGCTCTCCAGTTCCTTACCAACCGAGAAAGCTCTAACTCCAAACATGAGCATTTGGGCCAGGAGGGGAATGAGTTCGGGTTGCTGTTGTCCGGCCTCCACAGCCTGTTGCAGAAACTGACCAGAGGCTTTGAGGAATTCGACGCGGGAGGACTTCTCAGCCTCTTCATCAGCCTTGATGATCGAATCCGTCTCGATATCGATCCGGAAGCACCGCATGGCCTGGTTGTGTATAAGTTGTTCCACATCCTCCCAGGTCGGGTCCTGGAGCATTTGCTCCATCTGATCGGGGGTAACACCGGGAGGCAAAGGAGGGGGCGGCGCCGTAGTTTCCGGTCCGGCAGCCGCTAATGGTGGAGCGGGCTGTTGCATCGGCGGTCCACCATTATGACCCATCATGGGGTTTTGATAAGCCTGTTTCTCCGCTGCGGTTAAAAGTCGCACCCCGGAGATTTGTTTGATGGTATCTATCTGGAAATGGTTCGCGATCACATCCGTCATGATGCGGATTTCTTCGCGGATAAAGCGCTGAACGTCTCTTTGGAGGTCAGATATGCGCTGGTTGGCATATCCTGACTTTAGAGTCTGGGCAGACGCCGTCTCGTTGGGATCGGTTGTGCCCCGCACGATGTCCGACATGCCGGTGATTTCATCGAGGTCCGATTTTACCTTGTCGCGGGCTTCGTAAGCAGAGAGCAGCGTCTCGGCTATCTGTTTGATGTCGATTAACGAATAGACATTATCCAAGCCGCCTTTTTCCTGCATGCCGGCCCAATTATCGACAGGTATCAGTTCATTCTCTGTCCCCTCATTGAACATGCGATTGAGGCCTTCGGCCGAGGCATCATAGATACCCACAACCTTCAGGCATTTGGTCATTTGGGCAATTCTGGCCGTCAGCATATCAAGCTCGGAAGCTTGATCCTGGTATTCCACATACATCGGTGTGGGAATTAACGAATCGTTCGCCAGGTTCGCGAAAAGGGGCTTGGGACACGGAAAGAAGCCGTCCAGACGAAGCGGATCGGGCCGAAGGTCCAAAGCGTCAGGTAGGCTCTTATGAAACCAAACCGCGATCTTGCGGGTCTTATCCCAAGCCTCATAGATCACCGCCTTGCTTACACCGTCATCGATGACTTTGCCGGAGTTGTCCTGCTGTTTGTAGTCGAGCGGGATATTGTTAATCTTGGCTTCATCAAGGTTTTTGAAGCGTTCGGCCAGCTCTTTACGAGTCAGATAGACCTTGCGCCAGACTAGCCAGACTTCATCCCATGTTCGGCAGATGTTGTGACCATAATCAGCCCTGTGGACATAATCCTTGACCACTTCCTCATAGTCTATGACTTCGGGGGCTTCGGCTTGGTCTTCTTCATCATCGCCCGGCCCTTGATCGTCTGTGATCTCTTCCGCAGGTTTGAAGTGGGGGACATAGCGTATCCAGCTAGTTGCCCGGCCCGGTAGGATATAATCGAGGACGCACTGGCGGGATACAGCAGCGAAATGATCTGTGTCGCAGAAATAGGTGACTGATCTTTCAAGAATATCGCTCGTAACTCTACCCACGGGGTCGGCGTCTTTGAATCGGCGCTGAATGTCGGGTTTGGGGTTTCTGGCATAGAGGGCTGGGAGCAGGTTCTGGGTGTTGGAATAGAGGATATTGTATCTGCGTTCCTGGCTCTCGATCGTGCCATCACCACCCCTATCATCCTTGTAACGCTTCAGGATGCGCTTGGATTGACGATCCCAACGCTGCGTTTCCTTGTCGTATAATTCGATCTCCTGAACATACCGGCTGATCTTGCGCAGGCTGTCATCATCGGATGGGGCTGAGATTGAACGTTCCGAATCCTGCTCAGCCACGATGGGCCTCAGATGCGCTCAACCTTGCGTTTTTGAGTGAGGAATAGCTCATGCGCGTTGGGCATGAAGCGCGGCGCCGTTTCTTCAGGTGGCTTGGCCCGAACATAGGGTCTTGACATACACGCATACCGCCATTCGTCCGCAGCGTGATCTTCCATATCGGAATTGACGTCCTCAACACGGTTCTCGTCGTGCTGGAGCATCGGTATTGTACGGATACTGTCTGTGCAATTCGAGAAGCAGTAAAGTAGCGGCCTCCCGTCCTCCCCAAGCATACGGGCACGCATTTGGTCCCAGCCACCCATAGCCCCCTTGGATGCCACACGGCTGTTGTCAGCCTTGCGGAACATCAGTTTATTACCTGATCCGGTGTAAAGCCTCTCAGCTATGGACGGTCCACCATCGCTTGAGAAGGCCGCAGGATCGAGCACACCATACGCGACAGTTTCTCCACTCTCAAGGTGTAGAATGTGCTGAGCCACATCCTCCGCCGGCATCTTGAGCCCAGTGTTTGGGTTCTTAACAGGATCAGCGCATCCGTAGTATTCGCGGTAGCGGAGTAAAGAGCCTTTGGGGATGATGTGACCGTCAGGATGCACCCAGGTCTCACCCACAATCACCCACCAGCCAAAGCTGAAGGGACGGGCCGATCCCCAGTCACCCGATCTGAATCGCGTCCACCACGCGGGGAGTTCGACAGGTCGCAGGATTAGCTGGTTAGACCAGCAATCGAAGAATGCGCCGGCGACTATGTTCCAATCACCCTCAGTCCAGGCTTTGCGGAGGGCCTCGTTGCCATAGGTGGCGGCCAGGATACGATTGCGATAACCAGGGTCGTTCTCTAACAACAGACGGTTGTCCGTCATTTTGGAGGGGATGAACATCCTCGTAAAACCAGTCTCAGGATCCGTGTAAGGCGTTCTGGGAGGGCAGACATCGATGTACCTAGATTTGACCCAGGAATGACCCACGCCACCCGGATTGCCTGTGAGCCGAACGGTACACGGAACGCCAGCAGCCGACCGAAGTGTGGAGAGCATTCGTAGAAGACCAGAGGGTGTAGCGTATTCCGTGACTTCATCAAAGCTGATACCCGTGTATTGATGCCCGTGGTATCGTCCATAGTCTTTCTCATTCTCGATATAGCGCATCTTAACACTAGCGCCTGAAGGCCAGTACCAGCAATTGCTGAAGGGAAAGTCTTTGGAGGGTTGGGTTCGAAACACCCCGCCAGTCTGGGGGAAAACCTCCATCGCCCTGGATTGTAGTTCCTCAAGCTCTGGATAGCTCTTGCGGAACATGATGCCGCGCCAGCCTGAGCCGTAACGGATAGCGCCGTCCTCTTGATAGCCAAGTTGAAAGTCAGACTTGCCGCCACCGCGCTCACCGCCATAAAACAGTTCATCGCAGAAATCGGCTTCAAGGGCTGCGAGCTGTGGGCCAGGCTGGGGAAACCATTGGGTCACCAGCCTTCGTCAGCGGCATATACCGGCACGCCTCGCCAGATGAAATTGGCATGATCGAATGTCCCATCAGCGATAGACGAGCCGCCGTTAAAATAAGCATTCTCCTGCAATAGTTTTTCCCAACGCTTCGTGGATACTGGGAACGGCTCATATTTGCCTCCGTTATCTCTCGCGGCATGGTCTATGCGAACGGCCAACTCAAAGAGGTCTTTATGCGTTAACCTGCCATAGGGATCGGGATGATATTCATTCTCAGGCGATGGCCGATTCATTTCCTGGCGTTGCCCGTCAATTCCCTCAACCATTGGGTCATTTGGCCTTGAGTTTAGCGCGAAACCTGCGCTGCGATGCTGCCTTTTTGGCTCGCCGGTCCGCAAGTATTTCTTCTGCCGTGGCTCCTGCCCCAAGATTCGAACTTGGCTTCTCAGATCCAAAATCTGATGTCCTACCGCTAGACGAGGCAGGACGAGGTTGTCGGTATTCGATGGGAGGTTTCATTTTCCGGTCAGTTCTCGAATAGCGGCACCAACATCGACTTGGGCGTCTATTCCATATTTATCCATAAGATGGCGCAGGGTTGCAGCCTCATCAGCTATCCGGCGCGCTGCAGCATTAACTGTTGCCTGTCGCTGGGCATCATCGCGGGCTTTAACCTCTGCCGGTGTCTCAATGTGAGTGTAGTATGCCTCTAATGTCGCCGTGTCAGACTCATCGTAAGATCCGCGCTCACGCTCGAAGAAAATAGCGGCCGTCGCACGCTCCTCCTTCGGCACGGTTTTGAGAGCATCGCGCAGATCGCCTATAAAATCCTCAAGGTTCTGGTGCAAACCCGAATAGGATTCAGCCTTCCAAATCACAATCTTGATTTTGCGTGGCTCGCTCATTTCTGGCGCGCCTTGCGCTTTACCTTGGATTTCTTGAGCTTCTCAGGCTTGACGCAAGGTGCCAGATACCAACTCACCATCGGTGAAGGATATGGGAGAGAGGTTTGATGCTTGACGGCCTGATCTGCTGTCTTGAACGGACCAATGATCGACATTTGCCCATTTGAGCGAAGCATGACTAGAACAAGCATGTAGCACCTACAAGGTTGAGCGTAGATACTACTGTAGATGCTACGCCTTATGCAAGGCCAGCCACTGTTCACGCGTAAGAACCGGGCGAATATCCGCCTGCAATGGCTGTAAATCCTCAGCCTGGCCTATGCCAATGCTTTGAGATGCCTTGCCTTCTACGCGGTCGAATATCTCTTTGATGGCATCGATTTTACCGTCCAGTCCTAGCGCAACAATCTTGCGCACTAACCGCTGGACCTTCTTAACCTTTTTACCGTCTTCGAGGTCTTCGCGGTTGAGTTCTAGGAGGAGCGCGTCGCGCAGGATTTTGTCAGGCTTTGAGCCTTTGCCCAAGTCGGCAGTATGCTTTGCCATGGGATTAGGATTACTTGGATTTCAGGAGTTTGCCAAGCTTCTTCGCTTTGTCAGCAGCCGCGAAATCCTTACCGACCTTCTGGGGCACGCCACCATAGCCACCTGGGGTATGGGCTGCAGCTTCCATGAGGCGGTGTTGGGCCGGTGATGTGCTGGGCATTAGCGTTTCCGTATTTTGCCGTGGCGACGGGTGTAGAGCTTATCTACCAGCTTTTTAGCTTGTGCGTAAGTAATAGGCTTGGAACGGGGCTTAAGGCCTAGAGCTTCTGCGTAATCGGCTAGGATGCATTTAGCGTCTGGATAGCTTGTCCATCGCTGCTCAACCATGCCGTCTCACCAACTGCGGAATATCCGGCGGGCTTGCTACCATTACCTGGGTCAGGATATCCACAGATAAATCCCAGGCTTTCCCTGAGCTTTCGTCCTTAACCAAGTCTTGCATCTGGATCAGAAGGTCTTGGACCCGCTGAGCTGTGGGTGAAAGCCATTGGCTGGGAAGGATCATAGCCAGATCGCCGCCAAATCGATTTAGGCGGTCGCTGGCGCCGTTGTCGGAGCCGGCGTGGCCAACTTGATCTTGCCATCCAAAGCGGTCAGGGCGTCAGCCACAGGCTGCAGATCAACCGGAGGGGTTGGGACAGGCTGGGCAGCGACATAGGCATCGAAGTCGGCGGAAACCGTGGCGACCTGGGTAACGAGGTCAGAAACCTGAATAGCCATTTTGGTGAGAGTCCTTTCCATGAGGAACAAGAGGGCAATGATTACGACGAGCGCGACCGTCATCAAGCCAAACAGGATGCCGATTGCGAATAGCATTGGTTAAGATTGAACCTTGGCCGGCGTAAAATCAAGCCAATGGGTGAGACAACCGGTATTAGGTAGCAACGTTCCAAGACCTTTTTCTTGTACTTCGGGGGTCCGGGGGTAATTTTATCGGAATGGCTGATCCCATCCGGTTACTCACCCTTTTCTTAGGCGCATTTGGCACGGTCATGATGCTGTGCCTGACCTTTTTGATACTGAGAAAGGGCGAACTTGAGCGGCGGGTGCCGCTACACCCCTTCACTAGGGCCGAAAACCCCAAGATTTTTTGGGCTTTCGTGCTGGCTATGTTGATGGGCACGGCCATGTGCGGCTGGGGAACCGTCGTGATGTTTCTCAGGCTTATCCGTCCATGACCGACACGCACGTTGTCAGCGCCCTCAAAGAGAAGCGCATACAGGTTGCCAGCCATATCGAGGCCCTACAAGGCCAGCTTCGGCAGGCGGTCATAGACCTGGACCATGTTGAGGCGGCGTTGCTGCTGTTCGACCCCAACGCCGATATGGCGGCGCTACCGCCCCGCAAGATCGCCCCCGTCTCCTATGACACCAAGGGCGACACCGGCAGGATCATTCTGGAGACTCTACGGAACGCCACCAAGCCGCTTTCCACCGAACAGGTCTGTCAGGCCGTCATGGCCGCAAGGCGGCTGGATACCAATGACAGGGCCCTATGCCGGACCATGATGCGGCGGACGAATGCCAACCTGAAGCATTGGGCCAAGAAGCGCGGGCTTATCCGGTCTATGCCGGGGGTCGGGCAGCAGTTGCTTTGGGAAATTGTGCGGTAACGTTAAAAGCTTGCGGGCACCTCGCAAACCTTTTTGCTAAGAAGTTGAATTTAAAGGAGAATGTAAAGAATCGGAAAGCGGCGCGCTATATATTGGAACACGGCGTTCCTGTCAAGAGTCACTGGTTGACGTCTTTCGAATCAGTATATATCTAACTGCCCTTCCGAGGTCTTTGGTCCCCCAGGACCCGAGACGCTTTGTGCTTGGCCACCGCCAAGCATGCTCGGAACCAGGCGAGAATAATGTCCATATTCACCATTCCCAATCGTTATGACGCTGCGTCTGAATGGTCGCGACTAATCAAGCGAATTGTTGCGCGTTTCGCGCGGGGAAATATTTCAGCGCAAAACGCGAGGCTTCAAACTGCCGACGAACGCGCCGCCGAACATGTGCGGGCAAAAAGCGTTGCAGCACGGATGAGGGCAAGATTCCAAAAGGCCGTATAGGCGTCATTCGATACAAATTATAAAACTGGGGCGGGGCAATGCTCGATAATGAGCTGGACCAAGCCATTGCCGAATACATACGGCAATGGAACATAGCTGAGCGACGAATCAAGAAAGCTGAGCAGGTTCGGGCAAACGAGGTTGTCGCATCAGCTATTTTTGAGTTGCGCTACGCAGGTCGAAAGATCGTGGATGCGCTCGATCTAATTTTAAAAACGGACATCAGCACCGACAAAGATTCTCGTACTAAGGTCCATTCCTATATCGCGGACGCGACCGAACGCCTCCCCGCCATTGTCGGCAAACCGGATGGCCTTGAAGGCGTCGTAAGCCTCCTGGTCTGACAGGCGCAGCACCTTGGCCAGACTGAGCGTCCGGGCCTTTGTCGAAAGAAGGAAATGTTGGGCCATTTGTCATCGCATCCAGTGATATTATACACTGGATATAGCGATAGACTGCACTGGATGCAATGGTTATTATCATCGGATATGATGATATTAATGGACCGGACAGATGCCGCCAAATCCTTATAAAAACAATGCCTTAACTCAAGAATACGAGGAAAAAGCCAAAAACCTGCTCAAGGGCGAGCTCAAGCGTCGGGGCGTGACCTATGCCCAACTGGTCGAAAAGCTGGGGGCGTTGGGCCTTCAGGAGACAGAGCGGAACCTTGCCAATAAGATCAGCCGGGGTGGGTTTACGGGGGCATTTCTAATCCAATGTCTAGACGCTATTGGCTGCCGATCCTTGCAGTTGTCGGATTAGTTCTAGCTGCCGGTGCCGATGCCCAGCAGGCTTCCAAGACACACGGAAGCCAGCCAAGCGCCGCCAAGTCCCAGCCCGCACCACAGCAACAGCCGCAACCATCCGTACCGCCATCCCTCCAACACAGCCTGGATCGCATAGGCACCGCGTTGGAGTCCGCCAACAATAAGCAAACACCCCAAGACGAAACCGACCGCGCGAAACAAGACTTGGCCGCTCAACTGCGGATGGCCGATGACGCGGACGCCATGTTTCATGTCGGCCTCGCTGAAACCGTCATAACGTTCATTGGCGTTCTGTTGGTCTTGGGGACTCTTATTTACACCAGGGACGCTGCTCGCGATGCCAAGTGTTCCGCCAATGCGGCGGAAAACTCTCTGGAGGAGGCCCGACGCGCCGCTAACGCAACAGTGGGTGCGGAAAGAGATAGGATTAGACCGCACCAGATTTTCTTGAATGATGGCGGGGTGCCCGACCAAACCCCTAACCAAATGCTGCAACTCGACAATATTACTTTGCGATTCCGAAACGGTGGCAGGTCTGCCGCCAATATCGTCGCTATCAGCGTTAATCGCACTCTCACGGAATTTCTGCCGGACGAACCTGTTTATGGGCGCGCCCGACCGATAGCCCCTGCCGAACAGCACATTGGGGCAAACGAACCGTGGGAATTTACTAGTTGGGGCATCAATAGAACAGAAAGTCTGATTGAGCCAGAAATGGCTCAAAAAGTCTTGGAAGGCTTTGGCTTGGACTATTGGGTGTATGGGTATATCGACTACGACAATTTCGTGGGAGACCGCGAGCGTAGGAAGTTCTGCGCTTGGCTGGACGGAAATCGTCTGGCCGTCGAAGGCGAGAGCAATCTCGTACTCACCGGAGACAAAAACTACACCTAGAACTAATCTGATCAAAAAAGACCAGAGAATTCCCATTCGCTTCCCTTTCTAGGAAGCGGTACCGGGAGCTAGTCTCAAACCCGGAGGTTTGGAACGTTGCTACCTAATACCGAAGAAATGCGGCCACATCCATATAGCCAATATTCCAAAAATAGTGGCCAAGCGCTTTTTTCACATCATCAAAATATTCCGCATTTCTCAAATTGAGCATCACGTTCGCTTCGGAAATCTTATCCATCTCACAACCTCCATAAGTTTCACTTCGGCCATGCGTGCGGCCAACCCTTACCGTGCTCGCGAGCAATAGACTTGCAGCGGTCAAGGGATGTTCGATAATTTGGACTAGCGGGATCTGCGGCCTCGCCGATGGTCACCCAGCCATCTGGCCCCATTTTCTTGGAAAGCCAGACTTGAAACCTGCTGATCCGCTCGTGTTGATCTTGGATGGTTATGGAGCCATTCCCAACCCGTCCCCGAGAAAAATCTAAAATTTTTCCCTTCTTACTTTCTTCTTCTTTTGTGGGTGTGGGTGTGGGTAGGTAGGATTTCGCTAACCCGCCCGCCCTACCGTTCGCCCTAGCGGAACTCAAGCGTTCGCTAGACCTAAGTAGTTCATATTCCACGCGGACATGGTACCAGAGCCCGTCAACCAACACGAACATGTCGGAGAGCTTATCCCTTACCGAATTGAACCGCCTTACGGTCATTTTGGTCAAAGATGCTAGGAACGATTTGTCGTCTGGAAGGGGGGAATTGCGGCGCCAATAAGCGCCGATCAAGAGCAAATATGCTCCGTGTTCCTCGGTCGTAAGGTGCGTCGTATCGGCGAAATAATCCGCCCAATATAGGGGCATCCATTGCCCAGTATCAGATTTCATTGCCCCTATGCCCGTTCAAAAAGCCAACTGGCCGGGCCAGGAACGGGCAGTTGCACCGGTCCCGGCCAAGTCGCTTATGCTGTCGGAGATCAACCCGACAGTTAATCATAACAAATTCAGCGCGCCCGTCCAGCCATTTTCTGAGCCTCTGTGACCTGTTTTAGCTCTGACGGCGGTAATGGACAGGCTATCCTCTGATCCCTGTCAGCGACCATTATTTCACGCCTGGGAGCCGTCCAGGTAGCCATGTACTCGGCATGGAGGGAATAGGCTTTGGCGCGGATGGAGCTAAACTCTCGGCCGGTCATCTCGGCTATGTCTTGGAAGGCTTCGATTCGCTCTTGGCGGGGAAGTTCCATAGCTGCTCTTATCCACAGGCATTCGTGGGCTGAGAACGCAATGCGAATTGGCTGTCCCCACCGATAAACCGTCATGTGGATCAAACCAGGCTGGATCGTATTTTACCCGCCAGATGCCGGCTGGGATGTTCTCTGGGTCAACCGGGACACAGAGGGTCCAACTGGATAGGTCGTTTTGTCGCAGTAGGAGCCAGCAGGGCAATATCCACGGTTTTTGGATGTTGCGCCCCACCGCGATCACCGTGTCCGAGCCAATGGTTTCTGGAAAGCTATAGCCGCGTGTCCAAGGCAGTAAGGGCCCTTCCCCACAGGAAGGCCACAGAAGCGCACTGAGGCCCCATGTCCCGTAGGCCACCGGCACATACCCGTCAGCAAATCCTCTAGCCCTAGCGTGCCCGGGGCTGGCTCAGGAGGGGTAGGAGGTAGGGGCTTAGGAACAGACATTGGCTTGGGGAGAGATATCTGTGTCGGACGCCGGGCTAATCCCATCCTGCTAACCATTCCTGCGACCGAGGAACGGGTGACACCCAACTGGCGCCCTATCTCACCCATAGACCAGCCTAGAGGCCAGACTTCGCGGATGTAAGCGCGGCGGGATTCGAGGTCGGGGGTTTCGCGGGCAGGCATTACCTCTCCATCCAATAGCGCCGTATGGGGTCGGGCTTTGGTTCGGGTTTAATCACTTTCCGAGCCTCAAGGTCGCGTTTCAAATCCTCAATGACAGCGAGGTATTTCTTGGAGCGCCGCTGCTTGGCGTCGGAGCTGGACCTGCTCATTGCTCGCTCGCAATCTGTTCCAGGAGCTTTAGGACGGGCTTGGAAGGGGGGCGAATCCCGGCCTCAATCCTGGCAATCGTGCTTTGATTTACCCCTAGGAGGGCGGCGAAAGCTGTCTGGGTCAGTTCCAGCCGCTTCCTGAGTTTTTCGACGTTTATCTTGGCCATGGCGGTCTAAATAGCACGAAAAATAATTTATGCAAAGGGCATTTTTATGCTCGAATGGCGCTTGACGGGGCTAATGCCGTATGCATAATGGCATCAACAACGGAGATAAACATGAGCTACGGCAACGCCCCCCGCAAGAACTACAACCCCGCCGCTTCCAAGCAGGATTGGTCGGTTGGCCAGCAAGTGAAGGTTGGCTTCATGACCCTCAAGGTTCTGGCCAAGGTCGCAACTCCTGGCGATTGGTTGCCGGATGCATATGCCCTCGAAAGCAATGGCAAGTTCTACCGCTTCGTTCCCCATAATGGTCTGGCCCGCTGCGCCAACCTCGAAGAAGCGATGGCGGCTTAAGATGAACTTCAAACTGCATCAAGCGATGATCTCGGCGCACAGGGCGGCAGAACAGATATTGAACACGGATTTCAACGCACAGCACGGCATGGACCAATTGATCCCGCTAAAAGATGCGCGCGACAAGCTGATGGATGCTCTCGATGCGCTTTCAGCCTATCAAGCCACACTTAAGTCAAAGCAGGTTGCGGCATGAACAGCTACTCAACAAACTCCGATCAATGGGAAGGCACTGAATTGGAGACCTCTCCCATTCTAAGCCCCTCCTGCTTCGCCAACATGCAAGCCAATCATCTTTTATCCCGCGATCCTTCCGTGCCCCGCAAAAGCTGGAAACAGATATTCGCTGAGAATGGAGTGAAAGAAACATGGTGGATCAAGTGACACAACCGAGCAGGGAGTTCTTTCTACAAAGGGCGATACTTGCCTCTGTCTCGCTATATCTTCCATATCATCTGTATACCGATGGCGCGCCTCAGACATTGCGCCATCTTCTGGACCTCGTAACCCTCACGGATGATAGCTGGTTCGTTGAACTTGTGACTGAGAAGTTCAATGAAGAAATTGCGCATTTCAACAAGTATTCGTCGGAGCTTCGGATATGAGCGATCAAGAACCAATCCAATGGACATTCCACAGAGTTCGCCAGGACATGCTGTGGCGCGATCTGGAAAAGACAAGGCCGATTGAGAGCGCGGGGGAGATTATTGCGGGTAGGTTGCTGGTGATCGTTTCGGTGTGCGGGTTGCTATATGCCATTAGCCGTTTCTTTTAAGGTGTAGGTCATGAGCATTGCCAGTAGAATACTGTGGATAGCGTTGACGGCATTCAACGGTATCACGTTTACCGCCGTTGCTCTGTTTGGCTTCGTGCCGTCGCCAAACGCTGTCGCCTGTGCTGCGTTCTTTGCTGCTGGTGTCGCCTGCCTTCTAATGCTGAGGACGGAATGGGGTGGGGCATAATATGGGCCGCGTCAAAGACCATTTTCACGAGGAAATCTGCGCCATGAGCGAGCAGGGCGATCAAGAGCCAGATTACGTCCCGACCAAAAAAGAGGCTTATGATAGCCTGCACATGATCCTAGGCGCCAAGCCTGCCTCCCATCGAAACGCGGATGATTGGCTTGCCATAGCCAGGGCTGAGGATATGTGCGGCGTGGCGGAGACGGTGGAATATTTGCAGAGGGTGCGGAAAAAATGAAGTTCGATGATAAACAGATTGTGGCTCTCTCTGCCCCGCTTTTGCGCGAGAACGTCAAGGTTCGCGAGCAGGCTGGCAGAGAGCTTTCATACATCGAAAGCTGGATGGCTATCAAAGAGGCCAATAACATCTTTGGCTTTGATGGCTGGAGCCGGGAAACTGTCGAGCTTCGCATGGTTTCGGAACGTGCGCGGAAGATCGGAAAGGCCCAAGACGATGGCTGGAGTGTGTCCTATGTTGGCCGCGTGCGTATCACCGTGGGCGATATCGTGCGCGAGGGTGTCGGCGCTGGGCACGGCATAGACCGCGATCTTGGCCTAGCCCACGAAAGCGCTATCAAGGAATGCGAGAGTGATTCTGCAAAGCGCGCTCTCATGACCTTTGGCAATCCGTTTGGACTGGCGCTCTATGACAAGGAACAGAATGAGGTTGAGGATGCGCCGAAGCCACAGCCTGCACCACCGTCTAAGCCCACTTCTACTGAAACCCCAGACCCAAACAAATGGGCTCAGAAAGCTATAACCAATATCCTGGGGGCTAAGACAAGAGGCGAGCTGGACGCTTTCCTGAAGAAACACGATGACACTATCGTCAAATATCGAGTGCCGTTCCCAGCGATCCATGGCGAAATTATCAAGGCCATACAGCACAGGACGGCGGAACTAGGATGAGTGAGGGCAACTTCGAGGCCAAACTTACTGCCAAGCGCGAGACGGCGGCTGGGATATACCTGACCGTGCAAGTGCAGCCTGATGACTATAAGGCTGATCTGGCTACGCTGCGTGTTGGCGCCGTTCTCATGGTAGGGTGGGCCGAAGTTGTGAACGCTCAAGTTGAGGCCATAGGGCTCTCTCCGCAAGCCGCTGGAGGCCACGCTCGCGCTGCTGCTCTGAGCCCAGACGAACGAAGTTCTATCGCCAGTAAGGCCGCTAATGCCAGATGGGAAGAAAAGAAAGACCGTCGCCCATTCTCCAGCCTTCCGCTTTCACAGCAGGCGGCTATTAGGTGCAATGATAACGATTTCAAGCTGTTTCTGAATGTAAGCAATGGCGTGGAGGCGGTTAATAAGGTTAGGGAGCATTGTGGCATTATTTCCAGAGCCACGCTTGACGACAAGTCCGCTTCGTCGGCGCGCTTCCAATGGACGGAGTTGGAAAGTAAATACCAATCTTGGCTTACAGACGCCAGATATGCTGGATCAAAGAGATGACTAAACCAATCTCCAGAGCTATGGCCGTGAATGCTATACTTCACAGGTTTCTGCACTCGGCTCACTACGAAGTCACCACAGGAACATGCTTTATCGTCTGCAAGGAATGTGGACTTCCGATTGAGCCGGAGCAGCCCATCCAGTTCGATCATGCCCATGCGATAATCCACAATGGTCCGCATGAGTATCAGAACCTAGTCCCACTGCATGTGAATTGCCATAAGAAAAAGTCGCGCAGAGATGTTGCAGCTAATTTTAAGATCAAGAGGATTTTGGGAGAGACGTGTCATGGGCCGAAGAGGAAAATACCGTCTAGGCCGTTTCAGAAGCGAGTGGCAGTATGAGCCGCAAACATTCCAAAAAGCCAGTTCGACCACGCCCATTCCAAAAAGTCGGGCAACATTGCATTGAGATGCCTGATTTCTCAAAAGTCCCGCCGGTTCCATATATTTTCGGCTATGCCCGTGTCTCCACGGTTCAGCAGCGGCTTGACCTTCAGATGACGGTTTTGAAGGAAGCCGGCTGCAAACGTATCTTCACGGACAAGCTTTCTGGCAAGACCGCTCAGAGGCATCAGTTTAAGCTTATGCTTAAACATCTGCAGCGCGGCGACACAATCCTGGTCTATTCGCTCTCCAGGCTTTTCCGCAATACTAAGCAATTGCTAGAACTATTCGACAAGTTCAAGGCCGACGGCATCACCTTACGCAGTCTGACTGAGCCTCTGGATCTGAAGACCTCTTATGGCCGGATGGCTGCGACTATGCTTGCGGCAGTCGATGAAGCAGAGGTTGGCCGAACTCGCGAACGCACTATTGCCGGGATGGACGAGAGTGAGCGCCAGGGCGTGAAGTTTGGTGCGCCGCCGAAGGTAACGCCGGCCATTGCGGCAAAGATGAAGACCATGCGGTTCAAGACTGGGATTCCAGTTCCGGCAATCGCGCGGCAGTTCAGTGTATCGGCTGCTGCCGTCTATCAACATACGAAGTGAAGGAGCGCAGCCTGTGAAATTCGATTGCGGCGCAAACTATGACGAATGGGAAGCCAAGATGTTGGACTGGCATCCGCATTTCTGCTGGTGGCCGGTAATGATCGCCAGTCACGATTGCCGATGGCTTGAACCGATAGAGCGAAAGTTTCGCTTTATAGGACAGTACACCGGAAAGCCGCGCCGTCCTTCTTATCGTCTTCCTGCAACCCCCAACACATAGCGAGCGAAAAATGAGAACGCAAGATTACCTGATCCCGTGGCAGGACATGCGCCGACTTCGGGCCGACGCCTTGACCGCTCACGTCATGCGCGTCATCGCCCCTTACATCACGGATTTTGAAAACAATCTCCATGCCAAGGCGCACCGGGAACTCTATAAGGTTTTCCACGACGCCGGGGTGGAGATCATTACGGACATGGACCGCGCCTCTGCCGGTCTAATGCCGCGCAACGATCAGGGCTACACGCGCGAGGAATTGCAAATTCTGGAGCATCGCCGCCGCGAAGCGATGTTGCGTCCGTTGCCCATAACCGTCCTGCAAACCCCGTAACCGAGGAGCCCAAGAACATGAGATTTTTGACAGTCAAGGAATGCGAGGCGTTCGATGGTCCGGGCGGCCAGAACGAGGTCACGCCTGTTCAAGATAAAGAGGGCAAGGTCATCGCCGTCTATGTCTACACCCGGCACGCCAGCGGATCGCGGACAGAGCATTTGCGTCCGCACGGTCACAAGACGTACGGCAATCTTGTAGCGGCAGCGGATGCGCGCGCCACTGCATCAGCGTCTTAGCGGGGAGCCGAAATGACGAAGATAGTGAATCTTGTGCAGGCTGCTCCGAACGCGAAGCTGATTGATGGTCTGCGGGAAATGTTGGCGCAGGCAGAGCGCGGGGAGATTGAAGGTATTGCTGGTGTGAAGCTTCGGCCTGATAATGGGTTCGCGTCCTACCGGATAGGCGCCTGTTCCGATCTGGAGTTAGCTGGCGCACTGGCATTTGCCACCCATGACCTCATCGCTGGAAACGAGAAAAAATAGGAGCCCCGATGCGAACGCCACGCGCCTACGCAATTCAGCCGGAAGATGACCTTGCCGATAAGATCATTTTGTCGGTGCGAACCAAAGGCTTTGAAAGCCAAGTCGAAGTTCCCGTGCCGCTCGGCCAGGCCGGCATGGATGCCTTTGTCTGCTCGTGGCTCAACATGATGGCGGAGGCGTTGAAGATGCCTCACGCTGTGCAAACGAAATAGGATCGGAGCGTCTTGTGGACCTACACAACCCGATAGATTGGGCCGTCAGATGCCGCGAGGTGATGGACGAACGAGACAAATATCGCAATGCCCTGCTGTGGGCGTTCGACCGTCTCAGCGTTGACGATATGACAAAGCGCGAACGGCAGCAAACTATGCTGGGGATTGGCAATGTCATAACGGGCAAACCTTCGCCAGCCGCTACATATGTCCCGAACGAGTGGGACGATTCAGCAGCATTGGAGATATCATGAAAACGAAAGGCCCAATCAAAGACGCAGTGGAGATTCTCGACGAAGAGGTCGCGCGGCTCGATAAGGAAAACGCCAGATTGCGGGGAATGCTCATGGCCCTCTTGAAGGTGGCTGAATATAGCGAACACAACGGCAGCGACGCAGATGGCTGCGCCGCCTGTGCAACCGTGAATCGTGTTCGGGAAGGCCTTAAGCTCTGCTGGGAAACGGTCCGATGAAAGAATACGTCCTTGGCTGCATCAACAAACGCATTGATGCCAATGCACATATTGCCAGCGAAGCTCGCCGGCTTTGTTATCAAGAGGAAGAAATGGTGCGAAGTCACGTCATTCGAGAACTTCAAGACCTGAAGCGCGAGATCGAGGACGGATATCTCAATCCCCTTTCTACAACCAGTTTTTAATCGGAGCCACGGATGAAACCTTGCACCATGGGCACAGGCTGCGATGAAGCGGGCAAGTGCTATGCCGCCGAACAGGGCAAGCCGGAAATGTGCGGCCGCCCAATTTCGGAACAAATCCCAACCGGGCTACGCGAAGAATTTATGGAAGAGGTTCTCGCCTACATTCTCCGCGAATCCATGATCGACGCGGATGGCAACCAAGCTGCCGGTGTCGGCAACGCATTAAAACGGGCATGGCTCGCCGGGTTCAAAACCGGGCAATCCATCCGTGCAATCACCCACTAATTCGGAGCGGTCGAAATGACAGATTTTCATGCGCGCGCCGCCGTCCTCCGGGGCATGGCGCTCCGATTGGAGGACCGGGCCGCTGGACTGCAAAGTGAAGCACTTCATCTGAAGGCTATCGCGGATCAATGCACCGCAGAAGGCGATCGTGACCAGAAGCTATGCCCGCACTGGGGTCGCACTCACAATACCGGCGGTTGGAATTGCCCGACTTGTGGCGCGAGCGGTCCTGCCGATGCAACAACCCGAACCTGAGGAGCGTCGCGTGGAACATGTCTTCATTCACATCGGTCACCGCCGCTGGTGTATGTGCTGCGATCTATTTCAGTCGCACAAGGCTGGTGGATTTTTCGGCAAGCCCGGCGATTGTCCGAACAATGTCCCGGCGGCCGCAAAAAATCGGTCATCTCAGGTAGTGATGATGCACGAAATTGAAACTGAAAAATCTTCTCGATAGGGAGCGTCTGGTGTTTTCAATTCGGTACATCGGTAATCGGTTGGTGGTTCGGGGATGCACCCCGCACTATCGCCGCCCGCTGCCAGAGATTGTGCAGTTCCGTCGCGAGATGGCCGCACAATTGCGCGAGGCCGGGGTGCCGCTTCCGATTTCAAAGAGGGTCGCCGTCACGCTGATGGCGAAGAAGCATTCGGAAGGAGGCGATCTGCCAAATCTTCTCCAGGGTCTCGTTCAAGCCTTGGATGGTGGAACGCTGGGGCGCGACGATGCGATTTTGGATGATGACAAACAGATCGGCGTCCTGCACGCCCAATGGATATAGGAGCGTAATAAATGAATCTTTCGGACGAGGACCGTGCCGCACTGAGGGCAACCGACCCAGTTCTTGTGGAAGCGGTCGCGCGGAAAATGGCTGAGATTGACCAGCGCAATCCCGATGCGCACCCAACTAGCGAATATACTGGCAACGGACCGTTCCCGGATATTGCTTGGCCGGATGACCATAAAATCTGGATGACTTATGCCTGGAAGGCTAGACACATCGTCTTACTCATTTCACGCCACGCGAATTAGGAGCCGTGATGCAAAACAGTCTTCCTGATCCGAACACAGTAGGTTGGTGGGCCATGAAGGACGGCGAGCACATCGAGTTTGCCGCGAGTGAGCGTTTCGATAACACCACCGTAGCTGGCAACCACTTCTTTGACCGCCACGGCTTCGGCGTCGTTTTCCACCACGGCAATCGCTCAGGGCTGCGGCCGACCATAGCCGGGGGAAATCATGCCAACTGATGTCCCAGATACCGCAGATTATTGGTGGCCGCGCGAGCGCCAGCAACAGTCCCAAAAGCGCGATACCAAATGCCCGCTCTGCCACAAGATGTTCTGTGGCGAAGATGGATTGCGTACCCACATTAAGTTCAAACACAAAAACTAACGGAGCCGAGATTATGACGGAAAAGTTGATCGACATGCCACTGTCCCGGTTCAAGTTCGCCCCGCTTGAGAATGCGGCGATACCTCCCGCTGGCATGATAGAGCACATCAAAGATCACTGGTGGATTGTCCATCCGGAAATGGGGTTGGCGCTATTCGAGGGAAAATACAAGCAATGCAATCGCGATGAGGCGATGACGCGGCGCTTGGCTCGGAACTATCCGTGGGCAGAAGTGCGGCAAGTTCCGTCCGCCTTTTTCCCTGCAAGTGAAATGTAAGGAGGCAGGAATGCCAGGAGATCACAGCAAGAGTTTTGACGGCCCCGGCGACAACACGCCGTTCGTCCCGTCATGGGTGCTTGAGCAGGACCGGGACCGCCGTGACGCCGCGCGATACCGCTGGCTGCGCGATAACGGGCATATCAAGTTCCTGTGCTACGGGCAGGAAGTGGATGACTTGGTGGATGCCGAAATGGCCAAGCCGCCTGTGCAACTGGAAATTTGAGGGAGCGATAGCTTGGAACATCCAGCCGACACCATCAAACGAATTGCAGATATTGCGGAAGCGGTCGGCGCTCAGTCTGGAACTGGCGGCTGCGAAATGGCCGGCGCTATCATTTCCTATTTCGCAGCCCATCCTGACAAGGTTTGCGACCTGTTCGAGAACGGATTGGTTGACACCCTCGGCAGGGACGACCTGTGGGCCAATGGCAGATTGACATTCCATCGACAACTGGATGGCGCTGTTACAACGCCACAAGACCTTCGCATCGCCAAAACGGTGCGCGCAATTTCAAAGCCAATTCCGTAACCGTGGAGCCGAAATGCTGATCTTGACCAATGCAGAGCAAGGCGAAGAGGGAAAGCAGCTCGCGCTCAATCCGAAATTCGTTGAGGCGATCTATGTCTCCTTCAGCGGCGATGCTGGGCAGGGAGAAAATTGCCGCGTGAAGTGCGGTGGCAAAGAGTGGATCGTGCAAGAAACATTCGACCAGATAGGCAAGATGCCTGCTTGGTCCAAAATCTGAGGAGCGAAAACTATGGCCGCAATAGCTGATAATCCAAGTCCGGTTTCCGGCGACATGGTGAAGGTGAACACTGTCCCGCTTTCTGTCTACGAAAGCGCCGTGAAGGGCCGCGCAGATTTCCGGGATGCCTTGGTCGCTGAACGTCAGAAGTCTGCCACCCTGATCAAGGTGGTGGCGAACTTCGCGAACCCGGATTACTGGATTGATGAACCGGGACGCCTGCAATGGACTGGCAAGCGCCATGCCATCGAGTTCGCGCAATCTGTTCTAGATGACCTCAAGTAACGGAGCGCCGAAACAATGAACCCGCACGACATTTTTATCTGGACCGCCGACCTTTGCGGCAGCGTCGCAATAGTAGCTGCCACGGGTGGGTTCGTCTGGTGCATCTATAATATGTTTCGTGGGAGTTGAGCGTTAGCTCTGCTTCGCCGCAATATCCGCCATCAGTTTCGCATATGCGCTATCTTCCGCAGCGGCATAAGCATCAAGATTGGCTTGGGAAGGAATCGTTCCGCTTTCGAATTGATCCCATAGAGCCTGCGCTTGCGGGATCTCAGCAATAACACCCTGAGCCACTTTAACCCCGGTCGATATGGCTCCGACTATGGGAAGACCAGAAGCAGCCAGGAGGTTGGCAACAGTCTCCACAATAGAAAGGGCTTGGGAAACATCCGCTGTAATTGCCGATACATTGGCCATTATGAAACTCCCTGCAAGGTCTTGTAGCCGTTTAGGGCGGAAAGAGCAGCGTTGAAAGCATCGACTTCAGCTTGGACCGCAACGCTATTCCCAGCACTATTCGCGGCCTCGAATTTCTTGAGTTCGGTATGCACGTCCGTAACAAGCTTCTTAATCTCCGCCAATGTGGCTTGGTTAACCACTCCACTATTTACGATGACATCTAGCGAATTTTCTGCCGTAGTCGTCGCTTGGATCGCCTCAGCAAGCGTCTTGACCTGGGTTGGGCTTGGGCTGGTGAGAGATACGGCTAGACCGGAAAGGGTTGTACCGCATCCGCCTAGGGCCGTGAGGGCAAGGAATGCAATGGTGTGTCTAAGTTTCATGTGGCGGCTCCTTGGGATGGGGCGTAAGCAGCGACGATTGATTTTGCTTCCATAGGCCCCACAGAGGCTGGCGGAGGAGTAGCAACGCTATCATCATTTGCCATGGCAATGCCGGCACGAACACCATTCGTGCGTTCTGTTTCTTTGGCAAGTTTGCTCATATAATTCTGATACCAACTATAGAGCATGGGAATCGCAGCAACGGCTAGGATCATGAAGTTGGAGGCTGCATCGCTGGTAATCCAGCCCTTGCCGGCCGCGTAGCTGATGCCCCCTGTCAACAAAGTCTTCACCGCGCTCGTGAAGTTAGCTAACGTTAGCGATTGATCCATTTTGTCCCCCAGGTGTTACCGTCAAATCCATATCGCCGGTTGCGCGCATGGCAGTTCTTAGAACATGATCCGCAACAATACATCCATCTGACGAATCAAAATGATCGTTTGCATGCGGGCCATGACATAAAAAACCAACTCTTCCATGGGCATCATGGCCTACGGGGGACAGTTGCGCAACGCAGGGGCCTTTTTTCTCGTAGTGATCCCACCATTTGATGATCTTCCAAAGACCTGCTGGGATAGGACCGATGTTCTCGAGCATCTCAAGAGACGGCATGTTAAGACCTGGCCCGCGACCACTGTATAAAACCGTACTGGGCATGAGAACGCCGTTGTGTGTCATCGTGGGCTTGGACTGAGTGTAGACGAACATCAGCCTTGGCCTCGTGTATCGACCCAACCGATCGTTTGAAGACGATATCCGCTGGTAGGATTTCCGGGGGCCTGAGATGCGCGCAATCTGATTTGGCTTGATGTATTTGTGCGGATATTGAGCGGCAACCAAATGCTCGATGTAGTCGAGACGACAAAGACGGTAAAAATTCCTGTTCCGCTCGTTGGCGTCGGCGCAGTATCTGTCTGATCTGGAGACGTGATAAGCCAATAATCAACAGTGCTGTTGTAGCCGGTATTAAATATAAACAATGCATTCACTTGTATGCCACTAGGAACCGTGAGAGACGCCAAAACTGCGTTTGAATTAGCTGGGACAACATTAGCTGCGTCCTGCGTCTGCACGCCCCACAAAAATTCGTTGCCGCGTTGCGTGAACAGGATCCAATGAGCCGACGGACTATCCGTCTTCATGGATCCGATGCGACGGAAAAGCGTAAACCCTCCTGGTAAAGTAGGAGATGTGGGAGACAGAGAGATCAATATGTCTGTGCTGACGCCAGGCGCCCCAATCAAAAACACATGATACCAAGTCGAATTGGCGATCGTGCTGGCATCCAAGGCCCCATTGCCAGTACCCGACGAAAACGAGCCCGTGGTTTTGGTGAAGGCAGAAGGCAGGTTCATGAATAGCGCGGATGTAGAATCTACTGCGCTACCGGCTGCAATACCGAATGTACTGGATGATCCAGCGGTTGAAAGCGTCAGGCCGCTTAGGAATCCTGTCAGACCAGCCGTCGCGCTCGTAAGCTGGGAATAGTTAACACTGTCATTAGACGCGCTTCCGGCTCCCAGCCCTGTAAACTTGAACGTGTTCATGGGCAGATTAGCTGTAGCAGAACCTTGCCCATCGCGGGTTAGGCAATTGTCAAAGCCACTTACGGCATTGGCGAATTGCGTATCCATACGCCCTGCATTAATATCAATATTGTTGGCAGCGTCATTCGTCCAGTTATACGTGAACGAAAAACCACCCATCCCATCCCAGCCGGCCATCTTATGGGGTCTCCATGTCTAATATCTGGTTCACAACTATCGGCCCACTCATTGGCTGTTCCCTTGCTGCCCTGTACCGGGCTTGGCGGGAGTACGCGAACCAAGCGCGGCTGCCAAAGCCCCAGGCAAAAGAGCTTGGGGAACCTTCGAAATGGCCGCACGTGTTGCGGGTGCCCCATAAAGAAGCGCGCGCGCTAACGATTGTCCGGGATTAGAATAAAGGGCAGCGCCCCCTCCTAACCCTCCAGCAATGCCTGCCGCGACGGGGGGGCTTTTCATGGCAGCAGCCCCAATCCAAGGTGCTGCTTGGATAAGACCCCGCAATGGGGTTCCAGAATTTGGAACCGTCGATGGAAGAACCTTTTGACCAGCCACGGCCAAATCTTGCATAGGCGCAGTCCCGGTAGCGAAATCAATTCTACCAATTGAATTATCATTACCTCGAATGGCGGCGCCTAACTGGCTTGGCGTGAAGATGCCGCCCCGAGCACTTGCCGCGTTAGGGCTTGTAGCATCTCGCACGCGAACAAATCGCATATAAGCTGTATCTGCAGCGTCTAGGAGATCGCCGCGAGACGGATCAACCTGTCGGATACCCTCCTTCAGAGCATCCAAGACATTCCCATAGGCTTTGGCAGTCGCTTGGTCCGCTTGGGAAGCAGTAGGACCGGCCGCTCTTGATTGTTCTGCAAAAAAGTTTTTTGCGACTTTTAGATCATTGGCATTCAATTCGCCGTTTTCATCAAATTTGCCGGTCACAAGGCGATTTATGTTGGCTTGTATCTGTGCCACTTTTGAGGGCTCAAGAACATGCGAAGCTTGGGACGTGGCACTATCAATCCCATTTAAAACTTCGGGAGTTTTTGAAATGGTCGCCCCCTTCCAAGCAGTATCATAAGCTTCATCAATCGGGGCCTTCAGAACGGATATTCCATCATGGCCAACAGGGCCGGCTGGATCATATGTTAGCCCAAGAGGCTCTAGAACGCGGTTATATCCGGCGCGATTGAATCCTTCGAGAGAATCTCCTTGGCGCGCCTCAATGCTGCCGCCGACGATTGGAATATGAGTGCTGCCATCTTCTAGGCTTTTGGCGGTCCCGCCAAGGCTTTGTCCAATCGTGAGAGGAACGCCTTCATCACTAAGCAATTGCTGATCTGGCCCCATGGTTGCACCCTTGAGCAATCCAGCCAAGCCATGCGTCGCAGCACCCATAGTGCCACCCAATGCAGCGCCCTCAGCGGTTTGGGTAACCGCATCCGGGATATCTTTAGCTGTGCCTATTGATCCGCCGGCACCATATGCCCCACCAATCCCAGCACCTTGAAGGATCGCGCCGCCAAGAGTTTTAGCGACAGGAAGCGCGCGAGTGACGGGGTTTAGAAATCCTCCCGCTACTGACGATCCCAGCGAAACCACCGGATGGGCCTGTTGGCCTTGGGCAGTATCACCGCGCGACATTTTTAGGAGGGTGGCAAATCTCTTACCATAACTGTCCGATTCCGCGCCTGGGTTTTTGGGTTCTGTCCATCCTGGAATTGGAATCGCCGCTCCAGTAGCAGCGACAATCGGATCGGCTAGATTGAATGTGGCAGCATTCGCAGCATTACGGATAGCCGACGAAACATATCCGGTAGGGCTGAAAAACCCATTGTTTGACGCAGGCGCAGATTGGCTTGGAGGAGGAATGATAGGATGCCCCATAGCTAACGCTTGGACTGGATCCATTGGAGCCTGTGGCTGCTGCTGTTGCTGCATAGCCAAAGCTTGGACGGGATCAATCTGCCCCGGAGAACTCACTGGATAGCCCCGAGCTGCTGAAGCTGCTGTTGCTTGGCAATAAATGCTTTGGCAGCCTGCGGCGTCTTAAGTTGCTGGGCAGCGAAGGTTTGCTTTTCCTGCGGTGACATCAATTGATACTGGAACACCTTGGGATCGAAAGCATTGCGCCATGCGCTTTCGAATTGAATTTGCTTCGTAGGATCATTCCCGTTCTGGGCAAGGAAACGATCCTGAGCGTTCGCCTTGCCTTGAACGGCTAATTCCGATGCTTTGCCCCATTTCGCAATGGTCTGCAAAGCCTGCGGGAATAGATGATCGTTCGGGTTCGCCTTGGCAGCGCTTTCGAGCTGGGAATCTGTGCCCGTACCTCCTGCCGCCTGCCAATTTCGCAGGGCGTTTTGATACATGAACTTCTGAAGCTCTTGAAAATTCCCAACATTCTGTTGAGTCGAGCCCAGAAGTTTTCCAAGCCCTGGCGTGTTCGCCAGATAGCCCTTGACGCTATTCTGCCATTCCGAACCGGGGCCAGTTTGCACGCCTGCTTCCGAAAGCTTTATGATGTTATCAAGCACGTTAATCCGCATTGGAGATTCTGCGGCAGCGGCAACGGTCGCATCGTGCCTATCAGACGCATCGCCGCCTTGCTTATCCAAATACGGTTTTACGCCTGCCGGAAGCTCGGGACGCATAGGACCGGCAGGAGGTGAAGTTGGCGCCGGGGCTGGCTGGCCGGGTGCGTATCTGTTACCCGTTTCATTCGGACGCATGGCATCGATCAAGGCCCCTTTGACGTTCGGATCCGACAGATTGAGGGGTTGATTGGGATCGACCTTGAGAGCCTGGGCAACGCTCTGGACATATTGGGGAGGAGCGGTCGGCGCCCAAGTCTTAACGATAGCGGCAACGGTATTAATCCCCTTCTGGCCATAATGACCCAAGGTTTCCCAAGCTTGGCCCAGGCCAGCGGTAGGCGTCGAATATCGGATATCCCTTCCGCCGCTCTGCACGTTGAGGGGGTTATTGGCTGTGATGTTCGGAGGTTGGGCCTGCGAAGGCTGCTGAGGCCCGATTCCGAGTTGTGGGGCTGATGCCGCATTCCCGGACATGGCGAGTTGATTGGACGCCACGGGCATATTATCGGCTCCATAGCCCGTAGCAGGCGTCAGGAGGGCCTTGGGAACTTGGCCTGCATAAGCGGACCCGGCGACGGCTTGCTCACCCCCCGGCGTCGGAATGAGCATCATTTGCCCGTTTCCGCCGGTCACATATTGGAAACCAGCCGGGGCAGGAGGTGGGGGGTAGAGCGTCTTACCGTCAGGTGTAAGGGCCATCCCACGGGTGACGTTGATAGTGCCTGATTTGTTCAGAATGCCAGCCACGGCTTGTCTCTGAGCGTTAGGATCGCCCGGATTGGCAAACATGGCGTTCTTCATGTCTGGACTTTGTTCATAGATCTTTGCCCATTCCGCCTGGTAGCCAGTCGGGTTCGACATGAAGAAATTCAGCGCCTGCTGTGCCGGCATCCCTGGAATATGCGGGATCCGGTCATAGATCGCCTTGGCCTGGGGAGGCAGGTTTCCATAATCCGGCGGATTGTCGGTTTGTGGGGCTTGCTGGGGCTGCTGAGGTTGAGCCACAGGGCCTTGAGGCGTTGGCGCCGGTCCGTTGGGTACGCCGCTAGGAACAGGCGCAGGAGACGATCCCTGGCCCTGTGTTGGCATATTGGTAATTTGGCCCGTATCGACCCCGCCCTGCTGAGGCTGTGGGTTATACAGATTGCCCAATTGCTGATCGGCTCTTTTGGCCAGGAACGCCCCTAGGACTTCCTTGCCTGCGTTGGCCAGACCGCCATAAGGGGATGCACCCGCACTTCCCGACCCCTGCTCCAAAAGACCTTGTGCCAAGGCTTGGCGCCGCTGGATAGCGAGCTGTTTGGCGTAGGTCTCAGGATCATAGATCGCAAGGGGGCTTATGCCCATTCCGCTCATGAACCGCCCCCAAGGTTAAAGAGGCGAGATAGCATTCCGGGCTGTTGGGACATTCCCGCCGTGGCCGAACTTCCCAAGGCATTTGGCATCTGGCGGTTTTGCAGATTGCGCGCTGTGATAGCACCCAGGATATCGCTTCCTGCATTTGCGATCCCAGAATTTTGTGTCTGCGGGTTAGCGCTGTTCTGCATGAAAGATTGAGCCATTTGCTGTCGGCGCTGCTGATCCTGATATTGCTGGATCGCCTGCATCATTTCTGGGGTCATCTGGCTTCCGGGATTACTCATGCCAATATAGCCGCTGCGCCGAGCGACCCTCCCAGACCGAAGAGATTATTGATCCCGGCCATTTGCTGTTGGTACGCGGAAAGCTGATTTTGATAGGCCGAGTTTGTGATCCCTGCCACATCCGTATTGGCTTGATTGGAAGTAGGAACGCTACCAAACGTCGGATTCTGAACCTGCGCGCCCGTGGCCAAAGCATTATAGCTGTTCAAGGGCTGGTTATAGAGCCCGAGGGCTTGATTCAGAGCCTGAGCCGATGCCGAGTTCTGCAGGTTCGCGCTCGATAGGTTCTGGCCATATTGTTGCTGTTGCGCGGTATTGCCAAACTGCGCCGTACCGAGGTTTTCGCCATAGAGTTGGGATTGGGCTGTGTTGCCAAATCCAGCCTGTTGAAGCGCCTGATTAAAGCCCTGGCTGTTGACGGAATTGGCCAACTGGGCGTTGGAAAGACCTTGATTATAGCCTTGTTGATTGGCCGCATTCTGAAGATTGGCTGAGGAAAGCCCTTGGCCATAGAGCGTGTTTTGTTCCTGGTTTCCTGCCTGCACGGCAGCATCCTGGGCGCCCTGGTAAGCCTGTTGCTTTTGATTGGCGAAGTTGGTCTGGGCGTTGTTATACGCAACATCTCCCGTCGAAAGCCCCTGGTTTGCCAGTTGAGAATCCAACTGTTCTTTGCCTTGGGAAAACTGAGGGTCGAGATATTGGGTCTGGGCTCCATACGCAGCATTTTGAGCTTGCTGGACTGCATCCTGCCAAGATTGCCCACCATTCACCTGGCCTGTAATTCCAGGCCCGGAATTGCTGACGCTGGATTGAAGCGACGGCAATCCATTTGTGTTCACGGAATTTTGGATGGAGCCAGAGTTGGCTAATGCATTCTGGATATTTCCCGCACTCGGAACCGACCCTGTGACCTGGGGTAAACCCGAAGCATTAAACGGCTGAGAATAGGTGTTCTGGACATTCCCGAGCTGACCCAAAGCGGTCTGGCCAAGCGTCTGCTCGCCCTGCTGGGTCATGTCTAATAGCTGCTGTTGCTGAGGCGAAAGACTTACGGTCTGGGAATAGTTTGGAGTGCCGTCAGGATTGTTGCCGGTCACCTGATAGGTTGAACTGCCATACGGCGTATACTGGTTAACCCGGTTAAGTTCCGCGTTCGCAGTCGCCGTCGATTGGTTCGACGCCGTTTGTGCCGCGATAGTCTGCGTAGGGTCTGGCGCGGCCGGTGCTTGCGGTTTTGACACTCAACTCCCCCAAAAAGCGACATTCGCTTTTCAACATGCCGTAGATCAAAAGATCGCTTCTGTCCGGCGCTCCCTGCCGAATACATCCCTCACGCACAAAGCCGAGATGTTCGCAGAATCGAATGGACTTTAAATTCGTTGCGGCAATGGAGGATCCGACCCGTCGCATGTTCCATTCAAGGAATGGCGTGCGAAACACTGCGGACAGGAACGGCCTTGTCAGCCATTGCCTTCCGGGAAGTGAAGCGATGCTAATCTCAACGCTAGTTCCGGGATACCAGTGATTGTACACAGCCACGGCTGTGATGTCACCGTCTTTTTCCAAGATAAGACAGCTCGCCCCATCCCAGTGGCCAACGCCTGCATTCAGGCGAGGAATGGCCCATTCCAAGCCTCTTTGACGCTGGTTTCCTATGATCCTGATTACCAAATACCGCCCGTCTGATAGACATAATCCAGGCTCAGAAGATTCACGGTAGCCGCGTTACTAGCGATCGTCAGGTAGCAAGTAGCTGAGAAGCCTATCCCACCGATCGTCTGCCAATCCTTTTGGACGCTTGCGGCGGAGGCCCAAGGTGACGTGTTCCAGGGCGACGTGTTCCACGGTGATCCCACACTTCCGGAAAAGCTAGGTGTCGTGGTGGGTAGTACCGTCTGAAAATCCACATTAAGAGCCAACGCCGGATAGATCGTTCCATTGGACTGAAGCAATGGGCGCATCTGGGTAAAGAACTTTTGGCGATCCGTTCCAACATAACTATACGCCGGCTGCATCGTGCCAACGATCTGAGCCCCACCATCGCTTTGTCCCGTATCGGCCAATTGAACAACGGCATTACCACCCCAATAGAGATTATCTCCCAGAACACAGAATGTTGCTGCATTCCATGGTGAGCTGATGAGACCATATGAACACCATGAGCTATTGATTGTGTTCATCACATATTGATGCTGGGATGAATTGGTGTTCTGCGGAACGTTCAGGATGACTTTGTTTCCCAAAGGATAAACCACGGCCTGCCAGCCAAAGTTCTGGGAATAGTTCTGTATATCCTCATTAATCAGGCGTTGGATATTATAGGAAACGGCATTCTCAGGTTGCTGAATCCCCACCGAAATTAGCTTGGTCACAGAGACCAGACCATCAGTACAGATGATTACCGCATCAGCCCCATACTTAAACCAGCACCTGCGCCCTACGGGTCTACCGCAAAAATACCTGCCGATCATCGCAATATTGGAGCTTGGATCTGTGCCTTGGTATACGATCAATTCGCCTTCAGAGCTTAGAAAGCCAATGAAGTCATCGAACGAATTTGCCGATGCCAGCGAAAACGTCATAATGACCGCGAGATAACCGCCCTTGGTGAATTGGGTAGCCAACTCAAAGGATGCGGCTGCTCCACCATCAGACTGGGTTGGAAGATACCAAGCGAGCGTGCTGTTGTTCTGGACAAACCAGACCCGATTTTTCCAGACGGCAGGATTGCGTAAGAGAGTAGTGGTTACGCCTGTAATGGCCGGGGTAGATGATCCATCAACCTTGACCCATGCGCTTCCGTTGTAGAGCAGAGGTTTATCGACTGCGTTTGCCGCGTATAGAAACGCGCCGCCCGGAATGCTGAAATTCACATATTCCCACCTGGCATTCGTCAGGCTTGTAACGACTGCACCACCGACTGCCCCGATGGATGTACAATCGTATACTGCCGTGCCAGATATCCCGAACAGCTTCTCGGTTCCTGTCAGGCCCGTATAGCCCATGAGGGTTTCGACCCAGGCAGGAAGGCCGGTGGATTGGGAGACGTAGCCGTTTCTAAGCTGGCAATAGGTGGTTTGCGGAAACCAATTGTCGAGGATTAGCGCATTCTGCGGCGGCATTGCCGCGATGTTGGAGACGGCGTCCAAACCACCCACGGGAGAGGGGACGGATTCAGTTTTGGAAATGGCTTGGCCGAGGCTACTTCTGCGACTTGCTCCCCTTGCCATGTCCGTCAGCCCACCTTTGCTTTCCGGCTTTACTATACCGGGCCCTTTTGGTTTCGGCCATGATGGCCTTTAGCTCTGGGCTCTGTTCGCGCGCCCTGTAAATCGTCTGCCACCCGATGCCGAGAATTTTCATGGTTTGAGCGGCTGTAAGACCGGAGTTAAAACATTCCTTGAGTTTGGCGATTAGTTCGTCAGAGCGTTTGAAATTATATCTTTTATCCCATTTAGACGTTCTACCAGTCTCATCCCGATCCCTCATATTGGAAGCCATATCACCGACATAAAGATGATCTGGATTTACGCAGGGAGGATTATTGCACTTATGGCAAATCTGAGAGCCGGGCAGCAGAACCACGCTCGCATGGTGCAAGAGCACGGATGAACGATGCGCCGTAATCATCTTTTCTTTGCCGTCCACAATTCCCCAATAGAAAAGGCCATAAGGTAATTTAGGGGGCTTGAACCTCGGCCCCGTCCATTCCCAGCACCCAGTTTCGGGAATTTTTATAACCTTCTCTAAAAACCTCTCTTTGCGATCCCGTTTGTTGCGCTCTTTCATTCTTACCTCCTAATTTGAGATAAGAATGTATCATAACCTTTTCAAAACTCAACCACTTTGCTGCCCATACGACGAGTCCGGCACATTGTCGTACGACAAAAAATGAAGCCCGTTAGCTGTAGCATTCATGCGCAAAGACCGGCTAGAACCTGACGTTGAAAGTTGGAAGTCTCTCGCGTCCTGCCACGTCTTGAGCTCTTGGCTATAGTCTAGCCCCTTCGCCCTGCGGAATCTCCATTTGACCCCGTATCGAAGCGTATCTTCCGGCCAAAGATATAGATCAGTATCGGCTGCAAAGCGGCATATCCCACCAGAAGCGACATTTGGAACTCCTGCTGAAGACGTACACCAGGCATTCGAGACATATTCGTAGGCAATCTGATCTGTTTGGGATGCGCCGGGAAGAGGTTGTATTTCCATCTGGTTATCGACAATGCGATATCGAATGCGTGGGCCTACAGGGCTAATTCCCGATACGATCACTTGCCATTCGACAGGGCTTAGAGGGCCTAACATCGGCCAGCGGAAATTTCGATCCCATGATGTCGCATTGACGAAAGACCGAATATCGCTGGGAAGCTGATAAAGGATCTGCCCGAAATTATAACTTCCGTTTGTGGTCGAACCTGAAGCAACAGCGCTCATCGTCACAGTCGTCGTGGTCTTGGAAATTACCGTCGCGCTTTGATAAACGTTTGGCCCCGCTACCCCATATCCAACGCTGATCAGCGCAGTCTGGGCGCCAGTCAATCCTGTGATGACAGGTGAGTTGAATGTCGTGGTAGCTGTGAAAGGACCGGCCGGAACCAAGTTAAAGGTATAGACCTTATTCAGTTCCGGCCATCCGCCCCACGGACCTTGTAGTTTGCAGAACTCTTGCCCCTCTTGGTTGGCTAATCCAAGCATCTGCACCACTTGAGGGTCTCTGTTTCCAATCACCGTTTGCGGGATTGGTGTCAGCCCAAGTTCTGTGTAGGCATCCTGGATAACCGTGAGGAGGGACATTCCACGTTAAGCCGTCAGATTGTATATGAAATTCGTTCCATCGATGGAACGGAAATACGCAGTCTTTCCGTTTGTCAAAGACAGGCCGGAGTTGGCAGAACCGTTATTCAATTTTCCACCAGCCGGCGGATAAACAATAATGGTCGCACCGGTATAGTTTGCGACTGTTAGGGAATCGCCCGGCTGCATACCATCCGCTGTTCCATTGCCGGGAGGAAGAATAACGCCCTGGTTGCTTGTGCCAGTGGTAACAACCGTTAGCGAGGAAAACGGGAGTAACGTCGCGTTGGTGCTGGTTGTGCCAGCCGCAGCTGTAACGCCATTGGAAACACCGCCAATAACGGCACCGGACGCGCCAGCCGAAATACCACTACCCATGCAATGTTGTCTAAACGTCATTGGATTGTTCCCTTTTCGGGCGGCCTGGGCCGCGTTTAACAGGTTCAACAGAGACGGTTTCAGCATGGGGAATACCAACCGAATCGCGGCGATTTTCCATCAAGCTATTGAGCTGTGCCATCTGGGCCTTGAGGGCTTCCATGTCAGCCTTCATCGCAGCTTCGCGAGCAAGGGATGCGCTCAGTTCCGAGACCTTCGCATCCTCATTGATATAGGCACGGGCCAGATCGCGTTCCCGCATTGCCCCCATTCCCATCGTCTGGAGGATGTTATCGGGCATCGAAGCGAGTTGTTCCGCCGTATGGACGTTCTGCGCCTTAAGCTCTTTGACCCGGTGGCCGGCGATGAACTTGCACATTTCCAGAGGCGTACCATCAGGCACCTGGGCTTGCTGGGCCTGGAATGCCGCCCATTGGCGCGGAAACCTGTTCGGATGAGAAGGTGAGTTCGGCTCATCATTCATCTGGACATGCTTGATGATGTCGCTTTTGGCGCCTGGGAAAGCAATCCTTACCTTGTTTACAGGCTTATAGATCGCGCGGCCTTTTTTCTCGCTGAGGAAGGTCTGATATTCGTCATCAACAAAGAACTCAACATGCAGGTTTGCGTCTGAACCATGCGAGGCCATGGCGATGACGTTGTTACCCTGGAAATTCGGGATGATCGGGGGGGCGAAGCTCATGCAGTCTCCTTAATGGGTTCTGGGTCCGGTAGCATACTCTGCGCCACATCTGGCAACAATCCATCACCATGAATCGTTAACTCGCATCTGTTGGCTAGGAGTTCTGGCAACAACTCTCTGAACTCTTCAACCTGGGCCAGGAATTGTGGCGGGGTCTTGTAGGACTTTCCGTTGAATACGACGTCTAACACCGATGGAAACTCGATCTGGGAATAGGCATGACCCTCCCCGTCTTCGATAGAGCTATCCAGCCCGAAAACATGAACCTTGCGGTATCCCAGCATATAGCAAAGGCCGATTGCTCGGGTCCCTACTGTAGTTCCTCCACCAACAAAGGGGCCGGGAGCATCGGGGACTACATCCAAAATCCCCTGCATGAATGAATCCCAGAGGATCAATTCATCCCCTGCAGCATCCAAAACGGCAGGATCGCACTGGGAAGCATAATATCTCTGGCAAGGATAGGATTTATCCACAAAGGTAACACATTCGTCGGGGTGAGCATCCAAAACCACCTGTGCGTCTGGCGTGATCCCATTAGCTCTTAGAAACGCCGCGACCCGATTGAGAGCAAATACTTTGGCGCCAGCCACTTGCATACGCTTGATGGTGTGGACTGTTCTTTTGAGAGAGGGACCGCCGGCTACGATAATAGCCCGCCCTTCATGGATATCTTCGGCCTTGATCCACGTGGCGTTTGGCCTTTGATGTGCCAGGCGGATGTTCTTGATGATCATCTCAGGACCTACGTTAGAGATGAACTCTAATTCGGCCACCGTACCCCCACCAATCTTATAGACTTCCTTGACCCAATCGGTGCAGTGCCAAGGCATCATTCCCCGGAAGATCACGATCTTCGCGCCTTTGGGAAACACACCCTCTTGGTAATTGACAATCTGGCCGGGAAACAGCGCGCTCAATTCCCAGATAGACGGGATTTTCTCATCGAAGATCGGATGCGCCATGATCTTGTCGAGAGGCCCAACGATTACACACCCAAGAGGGAGAACAAGGGTCTTTTCGCCCTTGAAGTGTGAGGGGTCGTAGTTCGACCGGATATGCGTAATCCGAGGGTCAAGATCATCGCCCTTCCAGGAAAAGCAGACGAACTTGCCTTCCATCCCTTCGGGCAAATTGCGAGCCACCATGTCCCTCAGAACGCTTATGCGATCCGAGGGACAATTTTGTGGCCGCTCGCAAACGACGTTGAGCATTACTTCCCAGGACCGATATTGGGCCGGTTGAGATAGACAATGATCGCGGACGTATTGGAAACGACAGTACCGGAGTTGGCGGTACGCGCTCCAATGATCGTGCGCAGGGTCGATGCGGTAGTCTGGATCTTGCCGGCGGTGGTACCACTGACAAAGATGGGTTGCGCCAGCGAACCAACGCTCTTGGCAGTAGGAGCGCGGAACGTGGAAGCACGCCCTGTCACCTGGAACCAAGTATACTGGATCGAATTGGCATTGGATGCCACCGCGTTATAAGCAACGCAAACGGGGATGCCGCTCACGGCTCCATTGGCGATGGAGGTCGGTACAACAGAGATGCTAAAGGTCGAAGCATCGTAGCTATACCAGAAACCAGCCGTAACCGTGGTGGAGACCGGAATCGCCAGGAAGATGAACTCAGCCCAACCGCTCTGGAATGAAGTGGTGAGAGAGTTCGACGCCCAGGCACCCACGATCTGGCCCAACTGCTGCTCAATCGTAACAGAGGGAAGGGTTGTGGTGGCAAATGGTGCGCCCAGGTTACCAGCCGTGACCACGCTAGTGAGATCAACAGACCCCAGCAGCCAGGAATTGGGGATATATACAGAAGGAGTAGCCATGAATTAAGTCCTTTTCGTCTAACTTGCCTGTTGAGGCGTTGAGAGTGCGGTTTCTAAGTCCCATCCGTTACTGAGGCGATATCTCAAAGTCCGGTTTGTAAGCCCGTGCATTTCAGCTAGATCAACGATGTTCACCATCTGGCCTTTATATTCGACCTTCGGGTTATTCCGCCTGTTTCTTTGCTGAGTTCGGCGCGAGGCCCATCTGCAATTGCTTGGTTCATAATTCCCATCAACGTCGATCCGATCAAGTGTCAGGCCCTTAGGCGCATAACCCATATCGGCTACGAAATTTTCAAGGCTTTCGAGCCACCGTTCGCAAACTTTGATGCCGCGTCCTCCATAAGACGGATAATTTTTGTCGTTTGGATTTCCGCACCGCTGTCTCATGCCGTACCAAGCGCGACCAGTTGGAGTGAAGGATTGCCCGTGTCTAATCCACGAAACGCAGCCGCACCCTGTTGATTTGCCACCACGCAATGAACCAGCTTGAACTGATTTTTCAGTTCCGCATTTGCATCGGCAAATCCAATAAATCGCACCATTTAGGCCTATGTCCCCCTTTTTTAAGACGGTCCAATTGGAAAATGTTTGGCCGGTGAGGTCTAACCTCCGCTGCTTTCCCTTCCGTGGCATCTTTCTCTCCTCTGTTTGGAAGAGAGATAATGCCATCAGTTAGTTGAAAGCACCAGCAAATCAGTTTCCGTTTAACACCCCCTGTAACCTGCGGTTAGATACTGTCATATTGCCTGCGAATCCAATCAATTTTACCATCGCGTCCTGATTAACCGCAAAGCGATCATCGCCCAGAGGGACGAAGTTGCGCTGAGCAGCCGGACGGAAGAAAATGTAATCGGTGTTCAGGAAGTACATGGTATTCGTGGGAGCCCCACCACCATAACCACCATCCAGGACCACATCGGCGCCCATGTATTTTAGGGACATGAAGCCTGCTTCCGCCATTTCATCCGAGGCAATGCGCTGGATGGCCTGGAGGGATTCCAGATACAGACGATAGTAGTTGTTATCGCCCACGATCAGGTCGGTCTGGTCTGCATTGCGAACCAACTGGACCCAGAGCCGGTTCATGTAGCTCTGGATATTGGCCGAGGAAGCAGTCGCGCCACCATCCGTCACGGACCTAAACTGGATATTCTGCCAGAAGGTATAGGTCGAGGCGTTGATACCGCCCACAGTATTGGTCGGGGTATTGGAGACCAAAAGCTGAAGACCACCGATCTGGCGCCCACCATCCGCCGTCCCGTCCGAGTAGATATCGAGCGAGACGTTGTTCTGCATGGTGCGTTCGGCGTTTTTGATGCGGCCGGCCAGGAGAGCGATGGATTGTGCTTCTCCCGAGTTCTGGATCATTTCCAGACCGGACATGGAGATTGCTACAGCCGTCTGCGCATAATTGTATTCCGCGAAGGTGAACACATCCGAGGGGGAGATGTTCAGGGCTTCATAGCCGGAATAGCGCTTGTAGGTGCCGTTCTCCGCATATTCGAGTTCCTGCATGATGGTACGACCGCCATCGACAGGTTTGACATTGCCCTTCTTGCGCAAACGCATGAGGAGGGCGGTGTTTTTGGTGACGTTATCGGCCGCTTTACCCGTACGGTTTCGCAGGGTGGTGGCTACGATTTCGCCGGCTGTTACCGGGTTAGCCAGAGACATGGTTCAAGTCCTTCGCCGTTGAAGGGCTTAGACGCGGCCACTGTGCTCCGCTATCGCAGCCCTGAGATCATCCTCGATGCTGCCGAGCGATTTGGAGCCGTTTAGTGGCCTGGATGATCCAGGGGCGCCGGTAATCGAAACGGAAGCGTTCTTTGCGCGTGCAGTCCGAGAGGCTTGCTCGGTGAGGCGCTGGCCCGATGGTGCCTGTGAGGCTATCAGGGTGGAGCGAATTTCAGGATCAGAATATGCGGCACGCTGATAAGCGTCTTCCAGTGCCGCTTCAAGGGTGTCCCCTTTGGCTATGTCATTTTCCAAAAGATACCCAATCATGGGCTTCAATCGGTCGAAATGTTCATGGCCTGGCGTGGATGAGAACTTATTAGCAATGTCGAGTAGGCTATGCTGTTCCTGTAACTGACGCTGTTGGATCTCAGTCTGGCGGTCTTGTTCGATCTGGGCGAGACGCTGTTCTAGCGTATTGACCCTAGGATCGTATGCCCCCGGTGCAGCCTGCTGTCCGGTATTTACATTACCGCCCTGTAGAACAGAAAACAAGGCCTGAGGATCGACCTTGAACATCTGCATGACACTGGCAACGCTTTGGGCCTTTTGGAGTGGTGAGCCAGAGCGTAAGACATGGGCGGTCTGGAGATAATCGGAGAAAGCCTTTTCGACACTGGCGCCCTCCGACCGAATAGTAGGGAGATATGGCATCGCCATTTCATTGATGCGCTTGCCCATAAGACGTTCTTCGTCTTGAGCAGCCAGGACTTTGGCAGCATCAGCTTCGCGCCGGGTAATCTCAGCCTGCCAATCGGGAGGAAGCTGGGCAAACTTTTCCTTGAACTCTGGCTTCAGACCCTTCGGGGCTTGGACAGGAGCCTGAACCATTTGGGCCGGATCAGGAATAACGCCTGCATTGGCCGGTGCTGCCTTAGGAATAACCGGCTTGGCATCCTTGGTTTCGGTGAACTTGCCGGTTTCATCTCTGGGGCGTGTATCGGGCTTATCGATCTCGACCCGGATTTGGGGTGTTTCCAGATTGAGTTCGCCAACGGCGCCGCGAACATCGGCCTCGAAATCATCAAATTCCGGCTTGTCTTGGATTTCCTGATCCTGATTATCTGCCACGGTCACTCCTTAGCTTTTCGATGGTCTGGGCGATTTCGCGGGGGTGAATGTCCCCATAATCCACAGGACGCTGTTTAATCGGATCATTACCAACTTCATGGTAGCCATTGCGCTTTAGAAACTCGCGGTGCTGGCGCCTTCCACCGATCACAGGAGGCTTGCCAGTGGTTTTATCAACAGCTACAGCCTTGTAAGGCTCGATATCCTTGATGATCTGCAAGGACGAACTGTTCCTGGCCCGTAAGTGCCCATAACAGGCTTGCGGCCAGTCCTGATTCAGATCGTGCCAGTCCCCGCATATTTTGCAGGAGCGACTAGGCATACACCGCCGCGCAACTGATAGTGCCCCCGATAGTCAGAAACAGACCTGTGGCAAATGCCATGTTGACTGGAACATAAAGAGGCGCCGTAAGCGTTAGGGCCGCAGTGGTATCGAATAGAACAGTTCCAGACCCGGCCGTTGGATTATCCCATGCTTTGATCGTTCCGGATGTTGCAGAAGATATCAGGATGCCGATTAGAACGCCTTGATCGGCCTTGACGGCTTTGGAGGAAGTAATCGGGCCGGAGCTTGTGCCAGCTTGGATATTGCCAATTCCCATGGTAAATTCCCTTCTACAGTTGAGATTTGTATATTAGCTATTGAGTAACAGCAATTCGATTTCGGCATCTTCGTCATTGTCTTGAACAATAGACATCGGCTTAAGCGGTTTGGCCGGAAGTGTTAAGATTGCCCGCTTAGGCTTTGGATTTGCCAGTTCAGACATTTCTTCGGTGATTGCATCGATTTCTTTGGCGCGCTCAGCCCACAGGCTTTCCTTGGCCTTTTGGGCTTTGCGGGCATCTTTCCGAGCCTTTTCAATCTGCGCTTTGGTGAGAGGAAGGAAGTGGCCACCAATCTGGCCACTACTCCCTTGCCCATTCCAACTATCCGGTGTCTCAATCCAAGATGCAGACCCGGTAATGGCCGGGAGGGTGACTGATCCGGCTCCGGCCCAACTGTCCTGCGCTTCTATCCATGCAGCGCTTCCAGAGACTAAGACTCCGCCAGCGCCAGCCCATGTGTCCTGTGCTTCAGTCCATGCTGCTGTGCCAGAAATCCCCGCAGTAACGGACCCGGCGCCAGCCCAAGTATCTTGCGCCTCAGTCCAAGCAGCAGTTCCTGAAGTTACGGAAGTCCCAGCACCAGCCCATATATCTTTGGCTTCTGTCCAGGCTGCAGTTCCTGAAACGAGGACGCCACCGGCACCGGCCCAAATATCTTGCGCTTCAGTCCAGGCGGCAGAGCCAGTAATTCCACTAGCGGGGGTGTAAGTAATAATGATGAGGCCAGCGCCACCTGCGCCGCCGATGGCAGTTGTTCCACCCCATGTGCCGCCGCCGCCGCCACCACCACCATAAGTGCCACCAGCACCACCATTACTGACGTTGTTATTGATCGATGTGCCGCCGCCGCCGCCACCACCGCAACCATGCGAACCGTCGAAGGCTGTGTCTGAGCCACCAGCGCCACCGTTTCCGGGAATAGAACTGGCATCATTACCGCCGCCACCACCGCCGCCGCCAGCCGTGCCTGGGGACCCGGCGCTTCCCGATGTATTGCCACCAGCGCCCCCGCCGGTTCCACCGACACCATTGCCACCGGTCGCGCCAGCTAGGCTACTGGCATTTGCACCCGCCGTTCCATTATTTGCACCGCCCCC